ATCTTTTGTAGATCAGTTTGTGCAGCATCACCACAGAATACAATCTTACTGTCCTGTCCAACACGAGTGATGATTGAATCAAGTTCGTGGAAGTTCAGGTTCTGACATTCATCGATGATAACAATAGCATTGTCTAGTGTAGTACCACGGATGAAACTAGTAGACCAGAACGAAATAGTTTCCTGTGCCTTTAGATTATCATAGAGCATTTCATACGATGCATCATCTCGCATCTCAAACATAGATTGCACCATGTTCTTGTATGGTATCTGATAGAGAGAAGACTTATCTTCATGGTCACCAGGTAGAAAACCAATCTCCCTAGTAGCTACCAGAGAACGAACAATATAGATCTTATCGTATGGCGTGTACTCATCAAGTACATCTTTAAGTGCCTTGTACAATGCAATGAATGTCTTACCTGTACCAGCAACACCATAAGCATACAACATCTGTCCCTTGTCCCACTCATCAAAGAAAATCTTTTGATTATCAGTGATAGGTTCAATGGGAAGCATATGCTCTCCACCAATAGGTTTACGACGCTTCTTTTGTTTAGCGGTCATTCCTTGACCAGGTGATTTGACAATCTTTTTTCTAGCAGGCATTTTAGTAGTTGTATTTGTCAGTAATGGTTTTGTTTCGTGATGCTTTAGGAATCACCTTGGTCTTCATGATGTCTTTCCATCCAGGATGAGTCTTTGCCATCTTGTCTCTCCATTCTCCTACCTCACCAGAAGCAGGACAGGTAGAGGGATCACTCCAATCTCTATCCCAATCAGGGTTGTCTGTTTTCCACTGGTCCCAATCATGGACGCTAATTTTAACATCCTTTTGTTCACCAGTGTTCTTATTAATAACTGGGTAAGTCGCCATCTTCTCCCTCCTTTTTGTTGAATCCAAATGGTCCTGCTAGTTTTTCTTCTAGTGCTGCTTTTAATGCAATACCACCAATCGCTTCCATAACTTTTAAGACTTGCTCAGGTTTGGCATCCTCTCCAAGTTCTTTAGCGACATACCAATACTTAGGCCAGAAAGTTTCACCTGCTCTCTGGTAATCATCTAGTGTCAAAAGTTTCATTGCCATTCAAGTGCCTCCGCACAAATGGGAAATTGTTCACAGAACACACGCTTAGCATCATTAGCTATGTCCATGTGTTCTTTCTGTGTACCATTAGCAGAACGTAATTTAATGTAATGGATCCATGAACGGACTGAACCCGTCATGTAAATTTTAGTGGGACATGCTAAAGGTAATACAAATCTAGCACACTCCTTTGCAATTCCATACTCAAGCATCTCTTTGTAGAGTTTCATCCCTGATTCAAAATATTTCTCCATTTTGATTTGGAATTCTTGATTGATAAATGGATCAACATTATCAATAGAGTTCTGTCTATTCTTTTCATCTTGCCTGCGAAGTTTAGGTAGAGGAATCTTGTCTGCCAACATAGAGCTGTCAGCATACCGTTGTGAGAACTCTTGAAATGTAAATGAACGGTGCCTTAAAATCTGTGCAGCAAGTCCTCTGGTAGTATTGATCTCAACGGTCATGAATGCCTGCTCAAAGACGCTCCAATGGTTGTGTTTGATGCAATAGGACAGCAGACCTGCAACCTTAGGATTCTCCTGGTTGTTCGGGTTGCTGACTCTCGCCACGTACCCCATTGTTTTTTCTGCGTCTGGAGTTACTGTTACCAATTTCACTGAGTTCATTACCAAATCCTTTTAATTTTTTGCGAAGTAATTGTTTTTCTTGTAAAGATATCTTAGCACGAGTAAGTGCTAGTGCCATGTAAGAAAGTTCTTCTGTTGTATACAGATTAGGTTTCTTCTTTGCTTCTTTAATAGCTCTCTTTGCTAATCTAATTTGATCTTTTAGTCGGGTCATAGTACGATTTATAGTAGGCAACGATTCCAGATGTAGTTGCGTTACCTATTGATACCCAATCGTGAATGCATTCGTAAATGCTTTGTGTTGAATACCTTGGTGATCCGTCTGAGCATAACTCAGGTCCAAATTCCTTGAGTAAGATATTAAGTCCTTGTGTTCTCACGTCCATTCGTTCATCACTATAACGCCAGTCAATCTGCATATCCGTCATCGTCATCCTCTGAAGTTACTACTCTTGGTGCTGTCTTGTTTACATGTTCATCCCATGGGTGAACATATTTGTATGCATCCACGTTTGAATACACTTCACTCTCCAGTATATTGACCAGAGATTTTAGGTTCTTGACGATGAGTTTCAGTTTCTCTCTATCCATATTTAGGTTACAGAACAGATGAGTATATCATACCATAAAAAAAGAGGGGTTGCAACCCCTCTTGAATATTAGGTAAGAATATACTTACATATCTTCTTGCCTTCATGTTGATTATGTAACGATGACTCAATTAAACACTCGTAATAGTCGTTTAGCTTTTGGTCTTCTAGTTCAAATGAGTCTACTGTATCTTCAAAGTGACGCCACTCATTTAATTGAGAGCGCGATAGAACATTGTGCATAGGTTACCTCCTTAACATTAGTCACATAACAATGGAGGGAAGGGTTCATTTTACACCTCGCTAATTCTACCACTATTTATTTTTGGAGCATCATAATATAGAAAAATTGATATGAAAATTATTGCCTACGTAAAACTACTCAATAAAAAAGAGAGGTTTAAACCTCTCTCTTTAACTAGTGACAAGTAATTCACTTACTATACTGTTTACCACGATAAGTAAATATACCGTGAGTTTCGTTTGTTAACATTTCGCTAGGATCATACTCGATACCACGATATGTGGTTGCATGGATCTGTGCGTCATGTAGAGCAGCTCTTTTGTTGATCTGCTTGCGAACAAGGTTAAGTGTGTTCATGTGTCTTCTCCTGAAGTTAGGGTGGTTTAATCCCCGTTCCTTCAGTCGTTTGCGTCCTCTATTCCAACTTTAAAACAAGCTGGATCTGTTACTTCCATAAACCGAAAAATAAAGTCCAACCTCTCAGAAGAACTAAGAAGTTCTGACTTATAAATTCCTTCTGCTAACCAGTCATAGTCTTGACAAGACAATTGTGGTTGTGCTGCGAACAGCATCAAAGGTAGTAACATAGGATCAACGCTCCGTTGCGCGACTTACTTGCGTCCCACCACTAGAGTGGGATGAACGTTAGTATTAGTATACCCTAATATTTAGGGTTTGTCAAGTGTATCGGTTGATACAATTTATCATTTCTTAATTGCCTGCTAGATAAAACGATGTACCTTTAGCTCTACAGACACGACGAACCTCTGCATCATAAACAGGTTCAGTTCCATTGCCAGTAATTAAATTCTTTGCGAAATCCCATGCTTCCTTAAAACGATTGAACTTAAACACATCATCATATGTTTTTGCAGACACTAGGATACCATCTTTTCTCCACAGTTTCATTGTATGCCAAACATTTGGATCATCAAGTCGTCTGTAATAGATTGCCCAGTTTCCTGTTTGTGATGCACTCATTTCTTTTTCTTTGCAGGGGTTTTAACGTTTGGATTTTTCCAAAGTTTAGGACTCACTCGACCTTGTGATTGAGTCATGTTAGTAACTGCTTTGTATTTGTCCCAATAGTAATCAAATAATTCTGATTGCTTAGGGGCAACAGCTATGTCAAATTTAGTTTCGCCTTTGTCGATATATTCTATTAAGTATGCTGAATATGGGAGCGAAACATCGCTCGCCAGTTTTGGATCACAATTCTCATGAAGAATATTCATTGGTAATTAGCTACGGTTTCCCCATTCGATTTGGGGGAAGGCTTCCTCAACGCACTGTCTGGTAATTTTCCAGCGTTTGCCGAGTTTTCTGTCCTTCATCAAACATAATACCTCAGCTTCGCCTTTATGTAAACCCTCTAGCATTTGAATGAACAGGGTTTCCCGACGAGTCTGAGAGACGCTTGCACCACCCTTGAAGAAGAGATAGAGTTTTCGGTACTCATGGGCGAGTTTCGTATGCTCTGTGTCTTCAGGGGCATCGTTCTCCTTGTAGGGGACGTTGCCCTCAGGCAGCATAGAGATCACACTCTCATCAAAATTAGCTATCAGAATTTGTCTGAGTGCTGGTGTATTATATTGCTGTAACAGTTTGATTTTTTGTGCTTTGGTCTTAGCATTGCTAACCTTTTGCAGCACTTCATTTAGTAATAATTGCATGACTATTGGTATACCATAATTAGTATTTATTCTTCCTCTAATTCCTCATCATTTAAGAAGCGAACAGAGAGTAGTTCTTCGTTGATCCATTGTCCTTGGTTATCATACATTTCTGGGTGGAGGATTTCGTTTTGTGTTTCTTTAGCATATAGCATGTCGTGTTTCACTTCGTTAGCAGTCCATCCTGCTATTACCCCGACCGCTAAAAATATAAATGATGCTGTTGCCGAGATATAAATGAGTACAGTTTCAGTCATTGTTCAACTCCGAACTTAAGTTTCCTTGTCCCACCTTAGTTCAAAGTTGAAGTACACTTTGCGTTTTAGGAGGGAGAACACCCTATTGATGTACAAACCTTTGTTAGATTTCTGTTCCTTCGGTTTTGCCCTCCTGAGCATGAGCTCTATGCCTTTATTTATTTTAAATTCTTTCATTTATTTGGTGCAGTAACCAATCCATCTGCCATAAATTTTTTCGCAACAGGTACGAGTCCAGAATAGAACACTTCGTCAATAATAGCTGCTGGAAATGTGCCAGTGAATTTTCCTCGGTACTTAGTCACAAAAGAAGTTTTTTCATTATCATTAAGAGATGACCAACGAACCTCTGTGTATTCAACATTTGCTCTACGACAGAGTTCTTTCATCTTCCTACACCAACTACATCCTTCTGTTGTGTAAATTGTAATGTTCATACTTTGTAATTCTATGTATAAAAATGGGAGGATTACTACCATATCTTACCAGACTATCCACGATCTGTCAACCAATCGCAGAAGCAAGTTTAGCATCAAATCTTTCAATCAAT